TCACTATGGGCAGGATTGTAAACCAAGTCAGCATGATAAAAATGTTGCAAAAAGTTTGGGTATACCATTTTTAATTGTATCTTACCCAGAAAAAGGAGTTGAAGTATATGACCCACGTTAAACTAATGGGAGAAATCGGAGAAAAGTTTGGAACGGACTGGGATATGGACGTGTCTAACTTTCGTGATATGTTTCGTCTCATAGAATGTCAAACAGAAGGGTTTAAACAATACTTACTAAATTGTGCAGATAATGGAATAAATTTTACTATTCAAAATGGAGAAGACCTAATAGATGGAACACTAGATGCAATGATAGCTCCAGTACGAGATACAGTAATTATAACTCCTGTAGCTGCAGGAGCTGGTGGAAGTGACGTACTAAAGGTAGTAGTAGGTGCAGTTTTATTATACTTTGGAATAGGATATATAGAAGGAGTATTTGCCTCTGCAGAAGCAGCAGCAGCTACTGAATACGCAAATGCTCTAAATCAATTAAACGCAGGTGTTGAAATGTCAGAAGCTGCTGCTGCTATGGAAAGCTCAGCAAAAACTATGGAGTTTATGAGTAAAGCAGGAGCAGCAGCAGCTAGGGGTGTACAAGCTTTAGGTATAAGTTTAGGAATGGAAGGTATTACTGGTTACCTTACTCCAGACACTCCTTCAGAAGCAGGCAAAAGTTATCTATATGATGGACCAGAAAACAATGTATTACAGGGAGCTCCAGTACCCCTGCTATATGGAGAGCTTTTAGTAGGAGGCTCAGTTATAAACTTTGCATTTGTTGAAAACCAAATAACAACACTTCAAAAAGGATATACACAAATTAAAGATGGATACTATGGCAATAGTGCTGCAGGTGGTGGATACGGTGATGGCAATGATGACAACGGCGGCAACAAATACGGAATAGAAAAATAATGAAAAATCTAGGTAAATTTTACAACTTAACAAATGGCGGAAAAGCTACAGGCGCAGGTACAAGCTCAAATACTGTAGGACAACCTAACGAATACCAAACAGCTATTGTCTACGACGTAATATCAGAAGGACCAATAGAAGGATTAGTAGATGGCTCAAACTCTCTATTTTTAGACAAAACAGGAGCTACTATAGGAGATGACACTCATCAAGTTATAACTTATACGAACTCTAACTACACAGCTAGTACGAGAACTTTAGTTGACGCAGACTCAAATAACTCATTTAATAGCCTAAATGTATCAGACGGTAAAAGATTTGTAATAATAGATGGAGCAAAAAAAGTATTAACAGGAAATGGCTCTAGTACAGGAGTATCTGGAACCATAGGAGCTACTAGAATAACAACATCTTCTGCCTTTTTTAGTACAGATGACTTAAATAGTATTGACCCTGATGCAACTTCAGATACTGAAAGAGACCTACTACCCCAACAATTTATAAGAATAGCAGATGCAGGCCCTGGACATGCAACGTCAATATTAGTAGCTAAGATAATTAAATTTGTAAATAGCACTACTGTAGATATCGATACACCTTTAGCCAGAACTATAGCGCACAAGACAATTAGTGTAGATAAAATAGCGACTATAGCTTCAATAACTAATGCTAATACTATAGTATTAGCAAATATTACTGCGCTAGGAACTGATAATAGAGACGTTACAGGAGTAACTTCAGTTATAAACAGTCCTGTAGAAAATAATGATGATTTACACTACAACTTTGAACAATTTCAATATGCCTTTCTAAAAGGGGAAAGGTCTCAACCTTGGCTACCTACTTTTAACGGTATAGGAAGTTCCTCAATAGTAGACGCTCCCAATCAAGTAATAGAAGCAACTAACTTAGCTTCTATTATGGGAAGCAATAACTTTACAACTACTGGAGGCTGGACTACAGCTTCAGGAAGTGCAACAGCTTCTCCAGTACTAATAAATTCTAACAACGTATCTAACCCAGAAGAAGTAGATAGAGTAAAACTTACATTTAAATTTCCTTCAATGATAGCAGTAAAAGGCTCTAGTGGAGATGAAGCAGAAGCAATAGTAGAACTAAGAATATTCTTTGGATTTAAAAGAGAAGGAGATGACAAATTTACAGAAGCATTAGTATTTGGAATTTCAGATGCACAAATACAAGCAAGACCTAATGGAGCATTTACATCAGCGTGGGAACACAGTAGAAATTCAGGCACAATAGCAGCAGAAACTAAAGCTCCTTTTATAGAAACCTTCACAATTGATACAAATCAGTTTGCACCTTATACTAGTTACCAGATAAGAATAGAAAGATTAGGACCTTCAAGCGCTAGACATGGAGACTACGACCATACTTCTCCATGTTCATTAGTAGCAGTAGAACATATTATAGAGGATAAGCTAAGCTATCCTTATGCAGCTTATGGAGCTATGATTTTTGATGCAGAATCTTTTAGTAAAATACCTAAACGTTCTTACGAAGTAAAAGGATTAAAAGTTCAAGTACCCACTAATTATTTTCCTAGAGGAGAGGGAGGAAGAGCAGTAGGAGAGTATGACAGAAATATAAGCTCAGGAGCAAATACAAATACGTACCAGAACTGGGACGGAAATTTTAGAGGAGATAAAAGCACATTTGCAGCTACTCATAAAAATTACAATACAGTTTGGACTGATAATCCAGCATGGATATTTTATGATTTAATAGTAAATAATAGATATGGACTAGGAAAATACATAGACAAAGATCAGATAGATAAATATGCTTTATTTAAAATAGCAAGATATTGTGATGAATTGGTGTCTGACGGCAAAGGCGGAACAGAGCCAAGGTTTACAGCAAACTTATATTTACAAGAAGCTTCTGAAGCTTTAAAAGTATTACAAGATGTAACAAGCTTATTTAGAGGAATGATGTATTGGCTGGATGGTGAGGTACAATTTTCTCAAAATAGATACCAAGAACCTGTATATACTTTCTCAAAAGCAAACGTACTAGGAGGAGTATTTAAGTATACTTCAACTAAAAAACAATTTAGAACTAATCAGGTAAGAGTTACTTGGAATGACCCCGAGTCTATGTACAAACAACAAGTAGAGATTGTAGAAGATACTAATAATATTTTAGAGACAAATAGACTTATACCTAAAGATGTCGTAGCTTTTGGCTGTACATCACAAGGACAAGCACATAGATTTGGTAAATGGCATTTATTTACAGAAATAATGGAAACAGAAGGTGTTGCTTTTTCAACAGCTATAAATGCAGGATTTTTAAAACCAGGAGATGTTGTACTATTACAAGATGCTTCTGAAGATAATATAAGATTTAGTGGCAGAGTATCAAGTGGTTCTTCAAATAGTAGCTCTATTAATATAGACAGTGCTTTAAATTTATCGAGTGGAAATACTTTTTTACTATCAATTATATATCCTGAAGGAGGAGCATATTTAGCCGACGAACTTAAAACTATTAATGACGAAGTAGGCAACAGTAATACAAGCGTATACAGTAGAGGTGATTTAGTAAGATTCGCAAAAGTAAATGGAACAGTAGTAGAGATACTAACTTCAGAACAAGCAGCAAATGCTGTTGATAGCAGTGGAAATCTGATAGATTTAACTTTTAATCCTAACTCAAGAATAGAAACAAAAACCATTACTACTACAAGTGCAAATGCAACAACTCTAGCAACTTCAGCTGCTTTTTCTAGCGTACCACAACAAGATTATATGTGGGCTATTAGAGAGTATGACTCTTCAGGAGCATTAGCAGCAGGTTCAGCGAAACAGTTTGTTATATCTTCTATAAATGAAGCTAAAGATTCTGTGTACGAAATTAAAGCTGTAAAATATGAAAGAGCAAAGTTTGATCAAGTTGATAGAGGATATGAACTACAAACAAGACCGGATATAAACAAAGGGCCTTCCTTTAAGCAGGAAGTACCTGCACCAAGTTCTTTAACTCTTTCTATTGTTAAATCATTAAACTCTGGAGTTCAAGACAACACAGAAACTTCACAAGGTTTAAGCGATAGATTAAAAATAAATTGGACAGCTCCTGAAAATTCAGATGGTACTGCTTACGAACACATAAGTCATTATGAAATTAAGCATGACGCTATAGGAAGACTAAGGTCTGTAAATGCAGGTAAAAATGATTCTAGCTTATTAGTAGCTTATGGTTCTCCAAAAATAATAACTGTTAAAATACAAGCAGTAAATACAAATGGCACTAAGTCGAAAACAGTACAAAGAAAGATTAGGATTACAAATATCTTTTTATCAAGTACTTTATCTAAAATAGGACTTATACCAAAAGGAGGAGTTCTAAACAGAGCTTTAACTATCAACACCTCAACAGTATCAATTTCTAACTATGGATATCAATATGATGCTCCAAACGGAATAACTTATAATAACAGTACTAATAGTGCCGCTTGTTATCAACAAAACTTTAATGGTATGGGAGCAAGTGCAGAAGCCTTCTTACTCTTTGATGCAAGTGAGTCTTCTGATAAGTTAAAAGCAATTCAAATTCATACTGATAATACCGCTCAAAATTCTTCAGGTAAAGTTCCTGGTTATCAATACCTTAAACAAGTAGGAGCTTCAAATAATGGAGTAACGCAAGGTTCAGGAACTGTAACAGGAGCAGTAGGTAATAATATACTAACAGGCTCTGGAACAAATTTTGATGGCGACTTTATAGCAGGAGACAAAATAATAATAGGAGCTGCTGGTACAACTAGATTTTATACTACAGTAACATTTATAAATTCAGATACTTCTATAGAACTAGCAGATACTTTACCTAGAGCATATTCAGGAGTAAATGTATTTAAATTAAGCTTTAGACCCGACTTTAACTCTGATGGAATAATAGCAAAAGTAATTACTGATAGTAGCACTAATTATTCTATAAGTGAAACCTATGCAGTCACAGCAGGGTTAGATGGTGCTGCAGGTGGTGGGGTAGACGCAAGAGCCGTAAAATTAAATGCAAGT